CAACTCCCGCGACTCGCTGAACTTGCTGAGCACCTGCCAGACGTGCCGGCAGTTGTAGCCGCCGCCCGTGAGGAACACGTTCGGCAACTGCCCGTTGTCCAGCGCGTCGATCTCGGGCTTCGTGTAGACCTTCCCGACATGCTGCCGGCAGAACGGCCGCAACTTCTGGTCGACGGGCCCGATGTAGGCGAACACGTCCCCTGGCTGCGTCTTCATCGCCTCCACCTGGCGGCCAAAGATGCTGACCGTGGTGTCATACAGCGTCTGGAGGCGTGCCTCCTCGACGTCGATCGAGTCGCTCAAATCGTCCAGAAGATCGGACACCGAACGCTGCGCGTAGATCCCCTGCGCGAGTGTGCGCCACAGCGCGTGCGCGAGGACGTCGCCGACGCCGATCAGATCCAGCCGGGCGATCTCCTTGAGCGCCAGGATCCGGGACTGATCGGCGGTGGTGAACGCGGCGAGCTGCGCCGCCCCGCGCAGGGTGCCCATCTGGGCCACGAGCGCATCGAGCGCGCCCGCCGTCGCCGTCCGTGTCAACGCCTCGAAGCCGGACGCGCGAAGCGCCTTCTGGATCTCCTGCCGTAGCTTTGCGGCCCGCACGGCTCGGGAGAGCGCCGTCGACGACCCATTGATCGCCGCGAGGGCCAGCGTGCGCAGTTGCCGCTCGAGGTCGCGCAGCACGCGCCCGAGCTCGGTGGCGTACGATCGGCCGACAGCGTCGGCGACCTTCGCCAGCTTCTCGGCCTCGGTGAGCACAGCCAGGTTCTCGTTCATGCGGCCACCGAGTCAGGCTGCTGCCCTGGTTGCCCACTGAATCGGAGGGCCATCTCTTCGAGCTTCTGCTGCGCCGGACTCTTGACCTCGGTTTGCTCCAGTTCCTTCTCGATCTTCGCGGCGATCTCCGGCGCGACATCCGGGAGGAACTTCGGCACCAGCCGCTTTCGGACCTCGTTCATGAACGTCGAGCCCATCTCCAGGGTCGTCGCGGCCTGCGCCTGCTCGATGATCTCGGCAAAGGGCGTCTCTTCGAACGTCTCCGGATAAGTGATGACGACGTCCGCGCGCTCCCACTCGGATTCCCAGGCGTCGGCGCCGTAGCGCGCACGGAACCAAAGCTTCGCCAGCGCGATCTCGGTCTGTTCGCACTGGTCCGCGTAGGACGCGAGTACCTGGTTCATGTCCTCGCGCTTCAGCTGGAGCGAGCCCTGTGCCTCGGCGTCCTTCGAATCCGATTCCCACGGCGCAGCGGCGAGGCGGTAGATGCGGCGCAGGAGGTCAGACCGCTCGGCCTGGTAGACCGTGACGTTCTCGGTCTCCGGCTGGACGTACTGCGCCGGCAGCGGCGTGAACAGGACGTTGTCGACGCCCTTCTCGTCGCCCATCATCGTCTTCGCCGCGGCGACGTCAGTCGCCTGATCGCCCGTGCCGAGCGGCGCGTTCAGCACGCCGAAGGTCTGCCCGCGGAGAATCTGGGAGATTTCGGAGTCGAGGTTGTACAGGCGGATGTAGCTGTTCGGATCCCCAAGAATCGGCTGGCCGATCAGCGGTTCCAGCCGGCGCCGCTTGGCGTACTGCACGACGACCGGCAGGGTGCCGAAGCCGTGATCCCCCTTCTCGCTCGGCGTCAGGGAGCCCGGATCGTAGACTTCCCAGGTCGTCTCGTCGACCAGCCGCTGCCGCGCTTGGTTCTGAATCGGCGCCTCCTTCAGGCTCGTGCGCGGGATGGGCTCCAGCAACTTCACCCCGATCAGTTCGCCGCGGTCGTTCTGGACCCAGTCCGGGACATCCAGCGGTAGGTAGATCCGGAGGTAGGGCTGCGACGCATCCGCGGCGGTCTCGGCGGCAGTCCCAGTAGTCGCCTTGTCGCGGTCCATGTAGTGGAAGACATGCCCGAAGGCGCCGGCGGCAATAAAGCCGTCCCACATCCACTCGGTCATCGAACAGCCGTAGCCGTCGACGTTCGACCACCAGTCGAAGATCTCGTGCCCTTCCGCCTTCCCGTGCACGGTCCGCGCGATCGGCGGCCGGAAGAGCGCCGACGCCTTCTGCTCGAGGATCGTGGCTGCGACGTTGGTGTAGTGCGCCAGCGTGCGGCGAGCCAGCAGCGCTTTGGTCGGCTTGCGCGGGTTGGTGGCCTGATGATCCTTGTATTCGCGCGGGTGCGCGACGAGATAGGTGGCGTCGGCGAAGCCGCCCGTCCCGTGCAGGACATCGAACAGCTTCAGCCAGACCGCCTTGTAGCGGAGATAGGTGGGATGCTGAATGGCGGGCGCGCCCGATCCCGTCGACGTGGTGTACGAGAGATTGGCGATGCTCTACGGTACGAAGGGCGAGGCTCCGTGGCGAGTTTGTTGGGGAGAAAGTCCCCGTCGCCGGTAGACGCGGATCACGACCTCCAGGCTTTCGCGCGCAAGCGCCGACAGCGAGATGCCGCGCGCCAGCGCGATCCGGCACGCCTCATCGTAGGTCTCTGCAGACACCCGCGTCGTCACGTCGTGCGCGTCGGCGGCGATCGGCGGCCGGCCGATGCGCTTCGGGGCGCTCACAGCAGGTGCTCCATCATGGCGCTGCCGACGTTCACCGTCGGCTTCTGGACCGGGAACTCGTAGGCCACGAGATAGCCCAGCGCATCAGCCGCGTGCGTGATCGTCTCCCCGCTCTTCTTTTCGAGATCTTCCGACCCCGGCTTCTGGATCGACCGCTGCAGCGACCGCACCAGGCTCCGCGTCGGACAGGTGCGGAACGGCGACCACTTCCGTATCCACAGCCGCGTGACACCGTTGGCGTTCTTCAGTAGGCGATTCACCGACGACAGCCGATGGCTCACCGCTGGATTCACCAGCGGCACCTTGACCGTCACCGGCCCGGCGACGCCCACCCGCTCCCGGATCATGTCGTAGTTGGACCGGTGCGACTTGACGTGCCGGGCGCGCCCGGTGGCGTCCCCGTAGACGACGATGCCAGCCGGCCAGCTCGGGTACTTCTCGAGGAACGCTTCGCAGGCGCTGTCGATCGTCGCCACCTGTAGCGACAGCCCGTCCACGAGGCGCAGTTCGGGCCCCTGCGCGCCAGCGGCGATCTGGCCGATCACCCACTCCATCGGCGCGACGTTGAAATCGCACGTCAGGCAGAGCGGGAGGCTCGGCTCGAGCTCAATGCCTTCGATCCAGTGCGTCGTATCGAGGAACGTCGGATAGGCGGGCTGCCCGTCAAGGACGACACCCTTTCCATAGACGAACGCCTGGATCTCGGCTTCGGTGGCGTTCTCCTGAATCTGCGCCAGGTACTCGGGATTGCGGCTCAGGAGCTCGCGGTTTTCCGTCGTCGGCATGTCGTACCGGCGATAGCGTGCCGGCCGTTCCGGGTCGAAGAAGTAGTCCTGCATCCAGGAGAGATCGTCCGCGGTTCCCGCGGCCGCGGTCTGCCGGAGCTTCGCGCTCGGATGCCGCACGCGCGCCGTCGTGTTCCGCCAGGCGCGCTGCGAGATCAGCGCCGGCTCGTCAACCAGCGCGCCGGCGACGTTCGGGCCGGCGATCCGCTTCGCATCCTCGGCATCCGCCGCCGACTTGAACCAGATCGGCCCGCCGCCCAACCAGGTGAACTCGTGTTGCGTCTCGTGGTAGTGGTACTGATCCGGCGTCAAGAACCACGGACGGCCGTCCTCGGTCAACTCCTCGAGCTTCGGGAGCAGCGTCTTCAGGACGTGATCGTAGGTCGGGACGACCCAGATGAGCGGCAGCGGATGATTGATGGCCGACAACTTCAGGGCCTTGCCCCAGAGCGTCATGGTCTTGCCGCTGCCCCAGCCGCCGCAGAAGAGCAGCGCGGCGTCTGGCGTGTCGTCGTCGAAAAACGCCTCCTGCGCCGTGTCTGGAATCGGCGCCCACCAGATGGCGATCTCGCGGATCTCGGCGTCGAGCTCGGCGCTCATCCCTGTTTCCGCAGCAGCACCGCGCAGTACGTGAACGGGTGCTCGTGCGCCGTCGGTGGCGCTGCGTAGACCTCGTGGGTATGCGCGTGTGCGTAGAACCGATCGATCTCCACCATCCCGGGCGCGATCAACCGCTGCGCCAGCGACGCGTCTGAGTAGCAGCGCCAGTGGAACGTCTCAAACGGCTCGCCCGGCGTCCACGGCACGTCGAGGAAGGCGTAGCCGCCCGGCAGGAGCCAGCGCGCGATGTTCCTCGCGGCCAGCACATCGCCGTACGGGTCTTTCGGGTCACCGTAGTACCCGAGCCCGAAGTGCTCGATGGCGCCGAGACAGGCGATGAGACTCAGCGTCTCTGGCGGGTAGAGGTCCGGCGACTTCGCATCCTGGCCACCGAGTCGCCAGTCGACGCCGTAGACCTCGAGCGTCGGGTTCTGACGGCGCGCCTGGTCAACCCAATCCTCCTCCGCGCAGCCGAGATCGAGCAGCACTGGACCGAAGGCGGCCGGTAGCGGCATCGACAGCGGGCAGGGCTGTCGCTCAAGCATCCGCGTGAACAGCAGCATCGACGGATCGCCGCCAAGGTAGGTCCAGACGAAGGGCACGGTGGCCGCCGACGTCTCGCTCACGTCTGCGCCTCCGGCTTGTAGCGCCCGCCGAACGTCACCCGCAGCGGTCCGCCGTCCTTGCCGGTGTGTTCGTGGCGTTCGATGAAATCGCCCTGGCTCTTCGCGAGCAGTTCGGAGGCCTTGAGCCGGTCGCGCCAGGGCACCTTCGCGAACTTCCCCTTGCCGTGCAGGACAGACGTCCAGAACCGCTGCCGGGTCTCCCGATTGGCGACGAGGGCGTCGGTCTTCGCACGGGCGGCAATGGCGGCGCGAACGTTGTTGCGCTTTGTCAACAACCGGCTGGCCATTGACCTGGCTGAGCGATGTGAGTAACCGGCGATGAGAGCGGCCTTTGTCGCGTTGCCGGCCGCCTCGCCCATGTAGGCTTCGACGAAGCGCCGCTCACGTTCAGTCAGCTTGCGCACTGGAAAGAATGTACGGCCGAGTCGTTCCACATGAAACAAACTGACTACGCTGCATAGACATGTGACGGGTTGATCGCGCTGAGGAATACCGGCCAGCGTGTCCCGCATTCCCGACAGCGATGCACACGCCGACGGTAGAAGCCCTTCCGCTCGCTTCCGCGCCGGCGGCTGTCGACGACACGGAACCGCTGAACCGCATGGCAGGACGGGCACTCTTCGGGATCGCGGAGTCTCACGCTCATGGCTGATCCAGGGGCGGGGAGGACGCCTCTTGCGCGCGTGGACCGTCTGGTCCCTCCACACGGAGACGTGGGGTGATCGGGATCATCGCTCGCCCTTCTGGTTTAGCGCGTCGATCATCTCGTCCACGGTGAAGGTCGCGGACTTGTCGCCTCGGCTCACCGTGACACGCTCCACGGCTCCGAACACGAGGCGCAAATGCGGATCGGGCTTCAATAAACGCAAGTCCAGCGTCTGACCGACGTGCGATTGTCCGACCATCACCGTCGCAAGGGCTGAAAACGCTGCTCGTCTGGTCATCGGCTCGTCTCCTGTCTCGGGATCCGTTGTAGCGCCTTCAGGACCAGCTCGGCCATCCGTAAGGCGCACTCGTAGCAAACGTGCTTCCCCTCGCTGCTCAACCACCAACGGCGAGTCGGCGCCGCCCGTAACGCACGCTCGCACCAGAGGCACTGCTTCTTCGTCATGGCGTCTTGGGCTCCTCCGGCGTCTCAGGTTTGACGCGTCTCCACGGATCGACCTCGCGATCGATATGGATCGGCTCCGGTGAGGGAGAGGCGGGGAGAGGCATCCAGTGCGTTGGCGATGGACCACGCAACGGCCACGGGCCGAACTTGCCGTCCGTGACGTGCCACCATTCGATGTCGCTTTTGATGTACTGCGCCACGCACTGATTGCCTGGGAACCGCAAATCCCTCGCCCACACCTGAATCGCAGTCCCATCCTTCGGCGCCGTCTCCATCGGTCGCCACCCGGACGAGGCGCGGAGATCGCGGACCAGCGCGAGTAACCTGTCCTCGGTCCACGCGCCGTGCAAATCCAGCGCGTCCAGCACACGCTTAAAGATGCGGTATGTTTCGTCCCGATCGGCGCGGAGATCCGCAAGATCGGCTTCGGCTTTCTCCGCCCGGTCCCCGAACTGCTCGATCGACTCCTGCAATTCCATGATCTGCCGCTCACGATCGTCTCGCTCGGCCGTCAGCGTAGCGATCTGATCGTCCACGGACGCAGGGGGAGCCGCCGAGAGCTGATCGAAATCGTTTCGCCAGACAAGCACGAGATTATCGACGTCCTGCGTCGGGAATAAGCCCTGAAAGCGCCGGAAGCAGTGCCAGAGGTATTCAGCCGACGTTAGCTCGCGGTGGCTGATCTCAAAGTGCCGCGCCCGAATCTCCTGCACCCGCGGCGCGATCGACGGATCGGCCACGGGGGGCGGTCCCCCTGCCGCCACGAATTGCGCGCCATACGCTGTTGTAGCGGTTCCGGCGGTCGGCTGGTCTGTGGGAGGCAGATTCGCGCGCTCGGTGACGCGCATCTGATATGGCGCCTTGTCCGGTTCGGCGGCTCCTGCGTCGGCCAGAAGGGCGGCGAAATGCGCGC